CGAGCAGATAGCTAAGCTTGAGAAGACAGTGCATACTGTAAATGAGAACAAGTTTGAACGTTGCTTTCAACCACAACCTGAAACGTTTCGGGGTGTACCATCCGGTAACATGGTACTCAACGACAACTGTAAGTTTTGTGACTTTAGGTACTCATGTTATGACATAGATGAGCAACCATCTAAGGTATCAAAAGCTAAGACACTACCAATTGTGGCGTACATAAATGAGAGCTAAGCAATTCGCCGCCGCTATGAAGCATGGATATAGGAGTGGTCTTGAGGTTAAGAACAAAGATTTCTTAGTTGAAAATAAAATGCCGTTCAAGTACGAGGAAGTTAAGATTGAATGGGAAGACCTCATGTACCGAACCTATACTCCAGACTTCGTGTTGAAGAATGGTATTATAATTGAGACAAAGGGATTATTTAATTCTGACGATAGGCGAAAGCATTTAGCAGTTAAGGTACAACACCCCAAGCTTGACATAAGATTTGTGTTTACAAGTAGTAAAAGAAAATTAAGCAAAGGAGCTAAAACTAGCTATGGACAATGGTGTGCTAAGCATGGTATACCTTATGCAGACAGGATCATACCTATAGAATGGTTACAAGAAACAGGCAAGGACATGCATCCACCATTGATACAGTGTCCATACAAGAGAGTGAAAAGGGGATAACATACATGAAAGACGATGAAGATAAAATATTTATAGACTTTAGCCCAAATGATTATATCATAAGGTTATCACCCTTCTTTGATGAACAAGGAGATTGGACAGGAGAGCTTATGGTAGGGTGTATAACTACAGAAGATAACGATGTGTCAGATGACGATCACTATCACCTGATGGGTATAACACAAATGGTCTGTGCCGCAGTACCAGCAATAGAGGAGAGTGAAGAAGTTCGCAATACCTTAATGGATATACGAGATAGGGAATTAGAAAATCAAACTGACGAAGTAGAAAAAGAAACAGCTAAGAATAGGATTGACAGTGTAGTAGGTAATGTGATAAAAGCAACGTTCCATTAGTATAGGAGATATGATATGAAGTTAGAACAAATAAATGCAGTCAAAGAAGATATGGTAAACTCACCAGCACATTACAACTTCGCAGGTGTTGAGTGTATAGATGCTATTCGTGCCGCAACAGGTGAAGATGGTTTCTCGTACTACTTACAGGGTAACATAATGAAATACTTGTGGCGTTTTAAATACAAGAATGGCTTAGAGGATTTGCAGAAAGCGCAGTGGTATCTAAAGGTACTGATTGAGGACCAAGATGATAGTTAAAGTATTCTTAACCATAGAGATAGACGAAGAAGATTATCCTATGCCAACTGACGGTATTGTGAATGATGAAGTCAGGGAAGCATTACAAGAATTTATCTACGATGTAGATGGTATGACAATTAAATCAATTAAAACAGTAGTGGAGTAACAAAACATATGAACAATTATTTACCAACAGACTATCAATCATTTATACATACATCTCGGTATGCACGTTGGGTTGACAGTGAAGGACGAAGAGAGTCATGGTCTGAGACAGTCGGACGTTACATGGATAATGTAGTGCGACGAGTACTGGACATCGACACAATACACATAGCAAAAGAAATAGAAGAAGCTATACTTAACCTAGAAGTGATGCCTTCTATGCGAGCAATGATGTCGGCTGGCCCTGCTTTAGACAGAGACAATACAGCAGGTTTTAATTGTAGCTACCTACCAGTTGATGACCCTAAGTCATTCGACGAAGCTATGTACATCTTGTTGTGTGGTACTGGTGTAGGCTTTAGCGTTGAGCGTCAGTTCATTAACAAGCTACCCGAAATACCTGAGCTGTATAACAGTGACACAATGATTGTAGTTAAGGACAGTAAGGAAGGTTGGGCTAAGGCACTACGTCAAATGCTTGCGCTACTATGGGCAGGAGAGATACCTAAGTTTGATACTAGTCGTGTTCGTCCTGCAGGTGCAAGGCTAAAGACATTTGGTGGTAGGGCTAGTGGTCCAGCTCCATTGATAGAGTTGCTTAACTTTGCAATCTCTACATTCAAAGGGGCACAAGGACGTAAGCTGTCTAGCATAGAGTGTCACGATCTTATGTGTTTCATTGGGCAAATAGTTGTAGTCGGTGGGGTGCGTAGATCAGCGATGATCTCCCTGTCAAATTTATCAGATGATCGTATTCGCCACGCTAAGTCAGGACAGTGGTGGGAGACTGCACCGCATCGTGCGTTAGCTAATAACTCTGTATGCTATACTGAGAAGCCAGACATGGAAACATTCATGCGTGAGTGGCAGTCGTTAGTTGAAAGTAAGTCAGGTGAACGTGGTATCTTTAATCGACAAGCATCTAAGGTACAAGCCGCTAAGAATGGCAGACGTGATCCTAACTATGAGTTCGGTTGCAATCCTTGCAGCGAGATAATTTTACGCCCATATCAATTCTGTAATTTAACGGAGGTAGTTGTACGAGCAACCGATACCATTGAGTCCTTATCAGCTAAGGTATACATGGCTACGATACTAGGTACTATACAATCTAGCTTCACCAAGTTTCCTTACTTGCGTAAGATATGGCAGAGAAATACAGACGAAGAACGATTGCTAGGTGTGTCGTTGACAGGTCTGATGGACAACCCACTGATGACATCTAAAAACAAAGGATTGGAGAATACACTTGAGAAACTTAAAAAGATCGCAATTGATACTAACTCTGAGTGGGCTGAACGGCTTGGCATCCCTGCTTCTACTGCTATCACTTGCGTCAAACCTTCTGGTACTGTCTCCCAGCTTGTTGACTCTGCTTCTGGGATTCATGCTCGTCACTCAACCCATTATATTCGTACTGTTCGCGGTGACAACAAAGATGGACTAACACAATTTATGAATGCACAAGGTGTGCCCAATGAGCCATGCGTAATGAAGCCGGACACTACTACTGTGTTTAGTTTTCCAGTTAAGTCACCTCGTGGTTCTGTTACACGAAACGACATGACCGCCATTGAGCAACTTGAGACATGGCTTATGTATCAACGCCACTGGTGTGAACACAAACCAAGTATCACATGCACTGTTCGAGATGAAGAGTGGATGGAAGTAGGAGCATTTGTGTACAAGTACTTTGATGAGATGTCAGGTGTGTCCTTCTTGCCACACTCAGACCATAGTTATCAACAAGCACCCTATCAAGAGGTGGACAAGGATACCTATAATGTGCTACTAAAGGCTATGCCTAAGAAGATTGATTGGTCAAGACTATCTGACTATGAGATAGAGGACAACACTAGCTCAATGCAAACGCTTGCATGTAGTGGAGACTCATGTGAGATGGTAGATATAAGTTAACTAACTACCCTGCCCCGTAACTGGGGTGGGGCTAACGTAATCAAAGGAGAATATAAACATGGTTAAAATAACACTAAACGAAGTAGAGTATGAAACTGATAACTTCGACGACGAACAAAAAAAGATAGTTACTGAAATTAAGTATAACAGTAACTTGCAAACGCAGATAGACTATCAGTTGCATAGCCTACGAAAGTTGGGTGAGACACTTGTTTTGAACTTGCAGTTAGCGCTGAGCGATATAGATAAACCAACGCTACCTAAAACTAAAAAATAAAATAAGGAGACGTCTTATGATAAGAAAGACTAGAGCAGAACGTGGATTGGGTAAGTATGATGCACCCTTAAAGGTACAGTTTTTAATGGGGTATGACAGCTTTAAATATGGGCGTGTCACTCCACCTTTCCACAAAGATACAATGCAGTTTCGTGAGTGGAACAGGGGCTTCAATACAGCCTACTATGAGAATGTAAAACGGGTAAAAGAAAATGAGTCTAGCAGAAGAAGCAAATCAATTCCTAAAGGAGAAGTACAGTATGTCTGATTTTAATTCATACCAACGTAGTGCCAGTACTACTGCAATCTATGATGATAAGTATCGTATCTTGTACCCAGCCCTCGGATTAGCAGGAGAGGCAGGCGAGGTAGCTAACAAGGTCAAGAAGCTCATACGTGACGGTCCAGAACAGTTACCCACAGATTGGAAGGAACAACTTTCCAGTGAGATAGGTGACGTGTTATGGTACTGTGCCGCACTAGCCACTGATCTCAACCTGACACTCGGTATGATAGCGGCACAGAATGAGAAGAAGTTACTAGACAGAAAAGAAGCAGGTACTATAGGTGGCAACGGCGACAAACGATAGACAAAAAAGAGGGGGCTTAATTGCCCCCTTTTTCTTATTCATTGTTTTGGTACACTCTTACATAGCTTTACCATATGCAATCAACTCTATTAGGTTGTCAGTAGCTGTATCAACTTCTTCTTCAGTGCTGCCTGATATGCTAGGTTCATGATTATTATCATCGAAGAACTGACTACTAGCAAATCTACGTTGAGCTTTAGTTAGTTTAGAATACTGTGATCGTAGCATTGCTAACTCACTTGTGTCTTCAGACATATCCATAGATATGCTACTCTTTAATTTATTTATTTCTTTCTGTAGCTTACCTCTTAACGTATTATTTATATATTGATCTTCTGTATATTTCTTTTTAAATGGATCATCGCTAGGACGTTTAGCATATTCTTTACGTAATTTTACTTCTAATCCTTTAAAAATATCTACTATACTAGGTAAGTATTGTTGTAAGATTTTATTTTCTGCCCTACGTGTACTTGCCATTCGTGATCTACTACCTATCTCAAACTCTGTGAATCCTTTATCTGTTAAGTACTCACCATAATCTTCATCTTTAGTAAACTTTGTTATACCCAATAGCAAACTACCTACGATACCCTCACGTTTTTTATCTGGAGAATATATAAACTCTCTGTCGTTTTCTTCAAACTCGTCACTAGGTGTAAATAGATTACTGACACCACGTTGAGCAAAGCCACGTTTTATTTCACCCCCTATTGTGGGAGCTTCATCTGTAGATTTATCTACATAAGTAGTTGGTCTATATTTAAGTGCTCTCTGAGCTTCTACTACTTGCGTTATAGGTATAGCCCACGTCGTTAAGTAATCTGCTATCAATCTACCTGCTGCTTTTTTAAGTTTCTCGTTACCAATAAGATCGCCACCATCAGAAAGGAAATTTGCAACCTCACTTATAAGAACGTTAGTTGCACCTGTCCTAGCGGAAGTACCAAGAAAAGTTTCTGCAGCTTCCTTAGCATCAAACCAATCCATAAAGGTTCCCGTACCTATGTCTTTTTCTTCCCTACCCATTAGTGACCCAATTTTATTTGCTATAATAACTCTAGGAATTTTTTTTTGCACAGAAGGGTCTAATCTTCTAGCGGCCTCTGCCAGCCATAAAAATTGTCGCATGGGGTACTGGGCGGTAACATCTATAACATTACCTTCATCCGCATTAATCTCTTT